ATAAACTTAAATACTTAGAATGGTTAAAGTACCCGTGAAAAAAGGAAAAATAAAGAAATAAAAATGGCCGGGAAAAAAGAAAAACCAAGTACAAATGGTAAACACGGACGAAACACGAAGGGTCAGTTTGTTAGAGGGCATAGGCTGTCGGTTGGCAACAAAGGAAATCAGGGAACCAAGGCGCGAGAATTGAAACAAGCGTTAATAAACGCGGTTAATGTCGAGGACATCGAGGAAATAGCCCAAAGAATGCTTGAGCAAGCCAAGCAGGGCGACATTGCGGCAACAAAGGAGTTATTTGACAGATTGTTTGGTAAAGCCCCTCAATCAGTGGATTTGGGAGAAAATGCAGCACGTACGATATATGACATATTGGCTAAGTGTGGTACTAATGGTGGTCACGGTAACTAACGAAGAAAGATTAATTGCCGAACGCTGGACTCAATATCAACAGCAGCCCAAGGAATTTATCACCCAGTGTTTGGACGTTAAGCCGGAGCATTATTGGGAAAAAATGGAGGCTATCGCAAACTCCGTCCGTGATAATCAATTTACGGCCGTGCCTGCGTGCCATGCAGTTTCAAAAACATATCTTGCTGGCAGACTTTCGGTATGGTTTAAGTCAACCTACAATCCATCGACCGTAATCACCACCGCCCCTAACGAAAATTTAGTCAAAAACCAGCTTTGGAAAGAGATAAGAACGGCCTATGCGGGCGCAAAAGTACCTTTAGGCGGCAAATTGACAACTTTAACATGGGATTGCAAGCCCTCTCAATCAATCCTTGATTCTCTTGCTCCCGGTGAGCGGGCGCTGTGGGAGAAGAACTTCGCGATGGGTTTTAGCACTTCTCCGGATTCTCAAGCGGAATATGCAACTAAAATGCAGGGATTCCACAACAAATGGGTTCTTGTGATATTCGACGAGGCTTGTGGCATATTAAGGTCGATGTGGCGCTCGGCAATAGATGGCTTGATGATTAATAGCAAATGCCGGTTCCTTGCGATCGGAAATCCTACCGACCCGACGAGTATGTTCTATGAGATATGCCAGCCAGATTCAGGCTGGAATGTAATAAACATATCCGTTACAGACACACCTAATTATAAGCAAAACAAAGAAGTCATACCGAATGTTGCAGGGCGCGATTATTACGACCGCATGAAAAAAAGATACGGCGAAAATAATAATACGTTTAAGGTCAGGGTATTAGGTCAGTTCCCGGAGTTCAGGGAAGGCACATTCTACGGCAGAGAGCTATCCGTAGCCAAGAAGTTTACACCAGAGATGCAATCGAGAGTTGGTCATTATCCATACGACCATACAGAGCCTGTCTATAGTGTCTCGGACATAGGTGATATGTACACAGCGGGCTTGTTTGTACAGTTTCTCAGAGGTCGAATCAGGATAATCGACTGCTATTGGGACAACCAGGGACTTGGTATTCAGGCTTTTAAGCGGGCTATGGATTGCAAGGAGTATATCTGGGGAAAAGAACATTACGCTGGACCAGACTTAATAACATCCAACGCCAAGAGTGCTCAGACCGGTATGGTAATGCGTGATACAGCCGCACAGTTGGGATTAAACCTAATACCAGTCTATCCACATAGAGTCGAGGAAGGTATACAGGCCGTAAGAAATATCTGGCCGTTGCTCGAAATAAATGAGCCGCTTTGTAAAGTCTTTTTGCAAGCCGTTGAAGGTTACAGGAAGAAAAAGAACGAGGCTTTAAGCACCGAAGACCAGCCAGCCTATCACGAAACACCGGTTCCGAATGCCTGGGAAAATCACATGATGGACGCACTAAGGCATCTGGCGATGGCATATACGATACAGACGTTTAATGGACAATCTTTAGGTCGCACGAGACCCCGTGAAGATACATTGTATCATCCCGGCGCGGCCGAAGCCGATAAAAATTACGATTACAAAAAACATGGATTCAGGAGTTAAATAATGCCAACTGGACCGAGCAGACCATATATTCCGCCGGCTGAGAAGGTGGCCCCTAAACCTTCGCCACGGGCGATGTCAATCGCCTCAGAAGAAGAAAAGAAGAGACAAAGAGAAGCAGCTAAGCGTCGAACCGGCTGGGCCAGCACGATAATGACCAGAGGGGGATTAGGTCAGGCACGGACTGAAAAAACAGAAGTTTTGGGAGTTTAAGAATCGCTCTAAGAAAGAAAACAATCCAGTCAAATGCTGATAAGGTGGTAGTACAGGCGAAAATGATTAATCTGGGTCTGGCCCTGGGCGGCTGTCCTTTATTTGTGGCTGTACCTCAGAGGCCCGGATGGGACCCTGAGAGGATTGCGCAGGGCATAAGGGCTGAAATAGTCGCTATGATAGAGCGGCAGAAATGGCCGACAATCAAGGACATATACGAGCATGTAGGCAAAATACAGGCAGGAGCGAATTAATGCCAGCTTGGAATCAAACTAAATTATACGACAGAATCAGGCAACGCTATGATAAGCGTGTTAAGATACGCCAGCCGTGGGAGGAGCCGTGTGATGAGATAATCGATATGTTCCGACCCGACATGACTCAATTCAGCGATGATTACGATAATATCAATTTCCCAGGCAAGAATATCTATTCGAGCTATCCGGCCTGGTGTCTGAATGTTATGGACAGAGGCTTTCGAGGCTATACCATTTCGAAGGCCCTGGAATGGTTCAGGCACAAGATTAAAGAACAGGAGTTACAGGGCATCGACCAGGTGAATAAGTGGTTGCAATCCATCCAAAGGTACATGCTAGACACTTACAGTGGCAGGTCTAACTTATACGAGGCTTTAGGGCCATTCAGCAGGCAGGCTTTGTCAACTGGATCACCGGTCCTTCTCGCCGAGGAAGATTACGAGCTCAATAAGATTGTATGTCTTGTGCCGCATCCGAGACAAAGGTATCTGGGGCATAATATTTTCGGTGATCCAGATGAGCTCATCTTAGAGTGGGAATATTCAATAAGGGACGCTGTACGCAGTTTCGGTCTCGAAAATTTAAGTATTGACTCTCAAAACAGATATAAGCAGGGCAAATTCTTACAAAAAGAGAAATTCATACAGATAATCTGCCACCATAAAGACCCGATGTTCGAGGAAATGCCGGAAGGCGAGAAAAAGCCGCCGAGACGATGGCCGTGCATGTTCATACAAAAGAATACGGACGAATTACACAAGAAAGTCCTGTATCGGATGAAAAATGGTTACCCCCGATATGGCTATAACGAGCGTAACTTCACTACATGGCATTATATGAGAGACTGGCCTTATGATTACGCATTCACTCCGGGCTGGTTTAGCAGGTTTGACGCGCAATCTCTGATGCAGATGGAAAAATCAAAATTAATGGTATCCCAGAAGTCGGCGGATCCGCCCGTGTGGGCGCCCGCATTTATGAAAGCGTCTCTGCGGCTCTACCCGGGAGCAAAGAACTGGTACGATATCGGTCAGGAAAACCTGATGCCCAGGTCGATAGTAGAAAAAATGGACTGGCCGCTCAATTACGAACAAAGTAACGATACAAAAGAGAACATCAAGCGTTGGTTTAATATAGACTTTTTCAGAATGGCGAGCGATAAGATAGCAGCTGGCGGCTCATTTCCGACAAATCCTCTTGTTATGGCTGCTCTGGGAGAGAAAGCGGCACTATTAGGCCCAACCCTTGAATACGCAGAGAGTACCTGGATGACAGACATCGACAGGATATTTGTTAGTATCGAAGACCAGGCGGGCAGACTGCCGGTGGCGCCGGATATCGTAGAATATTATTCTGATGGCGAGATAATACCCGAATTTGTTGGCCCGCTTCACGTCATGCAGCGGGAGTTTCATATGCGTCGGCAGGCCGAAAACGCCTTGATAGCCGTAGAGCCGTACTTTGCGTATTGGCCCGAGACCAAGCACAAAATTAAGGCTGAAGAGGCGGTTGAGCGAATACTTGAGCAGAATGATTTCTTCCAGGACGCCATAAGAGACAAGGCCGAATACGATGAGATTATAAAGGCGATGGTACAAAGGCAGGAGCTTCAGGAGAACGTTGAAATGGCTGAGCGTGTTGCCAAGGCTGTGCCGTCTTTGCAAAAAGATACTCCAATTGACAGTCCTCTAAACCAATTAATGCAGGCAGGAGCTAATATATCCGGTTAAGGAGAAAAAGAATGAAGAAAATTTTGATTACATTAATCATCGGATTACTAATATGTCTGGCCGCTTACGCCAAGTCTGACCCGAACAATACACCTAAACCCAACACAATCAAGATACCGGAAGGCGTTAAGAAACCTGCACAGTTAAGGTGCCCGGTACACGGCCTGATAGGTAATAACTTCATTGTTATTCAGACCGACAAGGGCAAAAAAATACACTGCAAGCGGTGCGCACTGAATCTTATTTCGCAATTTCTGGAACTCAATCTTCCCGAATTAGAGGTGGAGAAATGAAGAAAGTAGGTATGTGGCAAAAAAAGAATTAATATTAGACGTTTTATATTTTGCTCTTAATTCGAGCAAAATATTGCTTGAAAACGCTATGATGAATAATAAATTCAAAGAAACTAAAAATATTGAACTCGAAAACAGGCTTCGAAATGACATATTAAGCTACGAAAAACGAATAAAGGAATTAAACAATGAAGACAATTCTTGAGATAGTTGGTGTTTCAGCAGTTCTTCTGCTTATTGCTTTTATAGCCATAGACCGCAATAAGCGTGACGAAGGCTTTATAATTGAGCCTCAAGACAGGGCTGGTTTAGTATATGAAGAGGACGGCATAATACACAACTATAGCCCGTACGAAGAGGATGAGTTTCCTAAGAGTGATATTGTTTTTCCGAAGAGTGTGCCAGAAGAGTGTTTCGTATTTATTACCGACCCAAACATAATCAAAATTACTATGACGATTCCAAATAACGTAGAAACTATGCAAATAGAAACTATGCAAATAAATGTCGTAGATTTAGATAAAAATATTGAGAAGTCAATAAAAATAAAACTCGATGGTGACAAGTTAGTTATTACCGGCGATACCGAGGACATGATTATTAAAGCCGATGGTGTACGAATATATTAAGAAGGAATTAGATGCCAGAGCAGAATAATCCAATTAGAACCATGTTTACACCCGACGTACTGGCGTTGTTATTAATAGGAGCAAGCTTTGGTAATGAGCTTAAAACGCCGGAGCAGGTCACGTTACACAACGACCGGATGAAGTTAATTCGTGGCATTATTGGTAACGATTCCAAAATGCCGGAATTTATAAAAAAAGTAGCTCAAATAACATTTACATTATAGGAGATAAAGATGGCTGGACGTAAAAAACTAAAAAATATGAGCAAGGCGGAACTTATTGAATACGCCAATAACTGCCCCGGAGTGAAAGTCAATGACTCGATGAAGATGTCGGACATTATGAATGCAATTCCGTGGAAGTTTCAGGACCACGATGGCGACGAAGAACCCAAAAAGCCCGAAGAAATGACTTTTGAAGAGCGAGAGGCTGCACTTGCAGCCAGGGAAGCGGCTTTGGCTGAAAGAGAAGCAAAAGAAATACCGGCCGTCTCTAATGAACCTCTGCCAAAGGGATTATCTATTCTTGAGGCCGTCAAGATCAAGAATAACGCCAATGCCATTGAGCTTCGTAAGTATATCTCTATGGACGGCCATTATCGTTACAATCTGACCGAGGAACAGAAGGCTGAGGCAGACAAACTCATCAAGGAAATAGGTTGTTCAAAGCCTTTCAAAAGAGAAAAGAAACCGGTAAGTACAGGATTTTAACGGAGAAAAAGAATGTCTGAGATACAGGAATGGACAAATGAATTTGAGCTGTCTGACGAGGATAAGCAGACGCTTTCGAAGTACGAATCACCACTACTGGCCTTACAGGGCGGAGCCAACGCTTCGAGAATGGCGGGAAGTCCGGACAGGGCTATAAAAAGCCTGGAAAGCCTGGACCTTGAAAAGCTGGATGATAAGCAAAAAGAATCTCTCAATAATAATATCAGAAAGATACGCGGCGTACCTGATAGCCCGGAAGGATATAATATAACAAGGCCGGACATATTACCTGAAGGCATGAAATGGGATAACGACCTGGAAAACTGGTTTCGCAAAGAAGTACATGCCAAAGGCGGTTCTAATGACCTTGCTAACCATCTTGTTACTAACTGGGTGAAACGCGGAATTGAGGCGCATGAAGCTAATGAGCGAGCAGTCAAAGAAGTTGAGGAAAAGCTTCTTGGTGAAATGGGAAAAGAAAAGTTCGAAGAAGCGTTCGGCAAAGAAGGCGACCCTAATGCGAT